TGCGGGCGGCGAGCGCCTCGGCCATGGCGTCGAGGATCTGCGAAGGATCGTCGTTGGAGGGACCGGTGTCGGGCCGCGCCGGCAGGGAGGGGCGGGCGGCGCCGCTCGTGAAGGCCTCCCACAGCCGGCCGCGGAGGACCTCGGGGGAGACGCGGTCGCGGATAGCGGCCTCGCGCATGATGTCGAGCATGTCGGCGGTCACCAGGCCACGGGCGGCGGCCAGCACCGGCTCATAGCCGGCGATACGCTCCACGGCGGCGCGTTCGGCCTCGGCGCGGATGGCATCCAGGTCGGGCGCCGGCGGCGCGGCGCGCGTGGGCTCGGGCGGGGCGGTGGTGGTCACAGGATTCTCCTGGGGCGTGGATGCGATGGGCGGCGCGGGCGGCGCCGGCGCGGGATCCGGCGAAGCCGGCGTCGTCTCGGGCATGGGTGCTTCCTCGGGGATGGTCAGGGCAGGTTCGATGGCGGTGGCGGGGGTGCCCTGGTCCCCCTCGCCACGGATCACGGCCAAGCCGTCGACCGGCACCGGCACGATCGAGATCTCGTAGGGCTCCCAATCCACGGCGCGGTGGATGGTCTGGCCGGTGGCGGCATCGGGCCGGGGCTCGTAGCGATGCACGCGGTAGCCGACGCTGACGCTTTGCAGCGTGCCGTCGGCCACGCGCTGCCAAACCGGCTCGACGTCGTCCGCGCCGCTGAACTGCAGCGTGGCGTAGCCGCGGCCGGCCTCGAGCCGGGCGGCGGTGACGCGGCCCAGCACGTCGCGCGTGCCAGCACGCCGGTGGGTGTCGAGCACGGGGGCGCGGCCGGAGCGTAGCGCGTCCATGCGGACCGCTGAGGGCGCCATGTCGAGCTCTTCGAGGATCGGCCCATAGGGCGGCACGAAGTTGCGAGCCCGGGCGCCGGTGCTCCACACCACTTCGACGGTGCGCGCGGCACGATTGACGGTGACCGGTGCGGCCAGGGCGCGGCAGGCGGTGATCGAATGCCCATCGATGGGAAGTCGATCAGGCGCAGCGTCGGCATCCGGTGTGGGGAGGTCCCCACCCGGTTCGATCGGCTCGGCCATGAGGTGTTCTCCTGGGCAGCGCCTTACGGCGCGGCGAAGCCCTGCGCGTTGACGTAGACCTGCGCGCCGGTGGTGATGCAGGCGATGTTCATCGCCGTGGCCGCGGTGCCGCGCAGCGGCGTGGGAAAGGTGATCTCGACGGGCGCGGCCATCGCCGCCGGCAGCAGCTGCCGCCAGATCACCGTCGCGCCGTCCTTGATCACCACCTCGGTGGAGACCGTCGCATGCGCGTTGCGGATATCGATCGAGGTGACGTAGTTCCGGATGCCGGCCGCGGCCGCGGCACGGAGCACGACGTCCGTGGTGTTGATGATCCCGCCCGCGGCGGCGGCGTACTGCCAGTCCGCCTCCGGGATCGCGTAGGGCTTGGCGACCAGCGCGCCGATCAGCGTCGCCAGCAGGTCCACGCCACGCGCCGTGGTCACCGCGACCGGGTTGGCCGAGTAGCCGGTGGCCGCCAGCACCGGCACCGCTCCGCTGGTGTTGCGCGCCTGGCCACCCACCGGGGTGACGCTCGGCGGGATGGTGCTGAGCACGTTCACGCCCAGCCCCTGGCCGGCGACCGACTGGCCGCGGCCCGCCGTGATTTCCGTCGTCAGCTCAGCATAGTCGGCGATGGTGACGAACTGGACCTTGATGTCGGTGTTCGAGGCGGGTGCGAGATTGCGCGAGACCGAGGCCCAGCCGGTGTTCAGATAGGCGCCGGTGAAGGTCGAGCCGACTAGATCGAAGCTGTTCGCATCGATCACCGTGATGGTGAAGGTGCCGTTCGCGCCGGGCACGCCCGAGACGTCGGCGACCGTCACCACATCGTTCGTCGCAAAGCCATGGGCCGCGCGGGTGATGCGCACCGCACCGCTGCCGTTGTTCGCCACCGCCGAAATGCCGCTGATGAACTGGCGGTTCCGCACGCGGATCCGAAAGCGATACAGCGCATTCGGCTCGGGGATCTGCTGGTGGCGGACATAGGAGTTCGACCGTGCCGCCGTGGTGTCGAGCAAGCGGCCATGGAAGTAGCATTCGTCGTTCGTCGGCTCGAGCTCCAGCACCGACCAGCCAGCGGGCGCGGTGGTCGGGATGGTGCTGCCCGAGGCGCTGCCCAGGCGCGGCGCGCCCTCGCTCCCCACCTCGTAGTTGGCGAGCGTCGGGCTGGCGCCATCGAGACGCCAGGCCGCGGCGCTGCGCCCGTCCGGCTGCGCCGTGGTGGGGTCGATGCTGACCAGTTCGAGCCAGACCGACTGGCCGACGATGCGCTGGCTCATGTTCACCGCCACCATGACACGCAGCGGGATGGTGAAGGTGGTGCGGCTGGTGAGCGTCAGCTCATCGTCCAGTGCGGTGCCGGTCGAGATGGTGACGGCGCCATCCGCCACAGTGTGCGTGATACCGCCACCGGTGGCCGCGATCTCCCACCGCGCTGGGTTGATCTCGGTGCCGTTGAAGCTGTCACGGAACTTCTTCTGCATGCTCTTGATCTTGAGCATGTCGTCGGTCCAGTCGTAGGCGCCTGCGATCATGGCTGTGCTCCTGGGGCAGGCTCGGCACGCGGCGACGCGGCGCCGGTGGCGGCGATTTCGATGGCTGCCAGCTGAGCGGCGTCCTGGGCAGCGCCGGACTTGGCGACGCGGCGCGGATCGCTGTCGAGCGACAGGCCCGCCTCATCCAGCAGGGCATTGGCCTCGCGGATCATCTCCACCACCTGGCGGAAGTCGTAGCCGAAGGCGCCGACTGCCTCGGGCTGCGGCACGAAGCCGGCGCGGACCTGCGCGATCAGCGCCGTGGTGTCCTTGAGCGGATCGATCATCTCGTGCGCCGGCGGGACGTGCGACAGGCCCTCCGGCACCTCCGGACCCCACAGCCCGAGCAGCGCGCCCTGAGCGTGGAAGCGATCGGCGATGGGGCGGACCAGCATCGGGATCAGCATGCCGTACTGCACCTGCTCGCAGAGGCGGCGGAACTCAATCTTGCCGGCCCGTAGCGAGGAGTAGTTCGCCTGGGTCAGGTCGCCGGCGACCTGGTCGTAGGTCAGGCCGGTGCCCACCGCAGAGGCTTCCAGCGCGCGGCGGGCAAAGGCCGCGTGGCTGCCACCGCCGGACGGGTTCACCACCTCCACGGATCCCATGCCCCGGCGGTAGAGGATCATGCCCGGCTCGAAGCTCTCGACGGTGCGGCCCTGCGCGTCACGCAGCAGGCCGGAGGCCGGGCCGGTCATGGCCTCGTCGCCTTCTTCGGAGACGACGGCGGCGAGGCAGGCCTCGATCTTGGCCTTCATCAGCAGCGCGGCCTCATAGTCGCCGAGATCGCGCAGTCGGGTCAGCACCGGCGCCAGCCAGGAGACGTCACGCAGCTGGCCAGGGCGGCGCTTGCGGTAGATGTGCAGCACGTCGCGGGCGGGAACGCGCTGGCTGCTGAGCCAGGTGGCACCACCCGGCAGGACCCAGGACGCGCCGGGATGCACGCGGTGCAGCCAGTACCCGACCGGCTCACCCGCCTCGCCCAGGCCGATGCCCTGGAGGGTGGGGACGCCCTCGATGACGCCCTGACGTGCCGCGTCGAGGTGGTCGCTCTCCAGCACCTGCAGGCGCAGGCCGATCGGATTGGCGGACGTGATGTCGGCCGGCAGCAGCCGGACGAAGCATTCGCCGCTCTCCACCACCGCCCGCATTACCAGCGCCTGCAGGCCGTAGAGGTCGAGCCGCCCCTCGGCGTCGCAGGCGGTGCTATCGGACCAGCGGCGCCAGGCCTCGGCATGGGGCTTGTCCGGCCAGCGGGTGGTGATCCCCGCACCGACGGCATTGCCTGTCCAGAGATCGACGATGCGGGCGGCATAGGGGTCGTTGCGGACGGCGTCGCGGGCCCGGCGTGCCACCGTGGGGGCGGCAGCGCCGACTTCCGCTGTCGCGCTGCCGCCAGAGGCGGCCCAGCTCGAGGCGCGGCTGTCCTGCGCGGCGGCATAGCCACGGAGGGCGTGCCAGGCATCTCGCAGACGCCCCATCACTTGGTTCCCTCGCGAGAGAAGCTGGCGAAGGTGACGCTGGGGCGGCGCGCCGCGGCGTTCTCGGCGGCGTGGAGGACGGACAGCGCGCGGCCGAGCTCATCCAGCGACCGGTATTCCACGGTGCGGCCGTCGAAAGTCACGCGCGTGGTGCCGCCGGTGTAGGCCGCGGCCAGCACGGCGGCGCGGGAGCCGGCAGGCTGCGCCAGCGCCCAAGCGAGGACGGTCGGATCCATGGTCGTCCTCCCTTCAGCGAAGCCAGCCGTTGCGGGGCGCGAGCCAGCCGCGTGGGCGTTGGGTGTCAGTCGCGACCTGCGGCAGCGATGGAGGAGCGACATTCCCGCCGGCGGGCATCTCGCCTGCCGGCAGCGACAGCGCATCCGCCATCCGCGCCCAACGCCCGTCGCCCCAGCCATCCATGCCGAGCGCGGCTGCAGCAGCGCGAGCATAGACCCGGCAGTCCAGCGCCTCGTTGCGCTCGCGCGTCTTGACCCATTCGAGCCGGCGAAAGCCGTTGCGGCCGGCGCGGGCGACGAATTGTTCGGCGGTCAGCTGGCGGCAGAACTCTTCGCCCGCGGCGTGCAGCGGCAGGTGGACAAAGCCTGGCGGGAACAGATCGCCGCTCTCCACAGTCGGCCGCTCCAGTTTCAGCCAGCCATAGGTCTCGCCCTTCAGAAAGGACGAGCCGACCGGCCAGACCTTCAACCCGCCCAGCTTGCGGCCGTTCCGCCGCACCTCCGTAGCCGATGGCTGGCCGATCGCCGCCCGCAGCCCGTCCTGGCCCTTCACGGCAATGGCTCGACCGGCGCCGGCCCGACGCACGAAGGCATAGACCTCGGCAGTGGTCATGCCGTCGCCGCTGTCGATCGCCGTCATGGCGAGGCCGAGCCGGTGGCCGGAGGCGTGCCGCCAGGTTTCGCCCAGCAGCCCGCGCAGCTCGTCCCACACCGCCGCCTCGAAGGGATTGCCCACCAGGATGCGGTGCTCGATCAGCCAGGACTGGCGATCCTGCGCCCAGGCCCAGATGCTGGCCTCGAGCCGATCGCGCTGGACGTCGACGCCCGCGGTCAGCAGCAGTCCCTCCGCTGCGACCGTGCCAGGGGCCCATTCCTCCCGCCGATCATACAGCCGCTGCCAATCCGGCGCCTCGCCGCTTTCCTGCCAGGTCTCGCCCAGGACGGTGTTACGAAAAGTTTTGATGGCGCGGTCGTCGCCCTGAGCCGCCTCCCAATCCCGCACCGCCTGCGACCAGGAGAACCAACCCACCGGCGAGTAGAGCGCCGAGATATGGAAGCCGATGGCGTGGGGATCCTGAGGGATGGCGGTGGGACGCCACTCGCCGCCGGCCAGCATCGCCGTTTTGTGCTGCTCTCCGATCGCCCCGTCGCAGGCCTCGCAGAGGTAGCGGGCGGTGTCCGGTTCGCCCTTCTCCCAGACCAGCCGCTCGAAGCGCAGCCACTGCATCGCCGCGCAGTGCGGACACGGCACGAAGAAGCGCCGTTGGTCGCTGGCCAGATACTCCCGCTCGATGCGCGACAGGCCGGAGATGGTGGGCGTCGACACCAGCAGCGTCTTGCGGCGCCAGCCAAAGGTCCGTGCCCGGGCCTCGGCCAGGGCGACGGGATCGCCCTCGCCCTCGACGTCGCCGGGATAGGCGTCCACCTCGTCCAGGAACAGGAAGCGCGCCGACATGGAGCGCAGGCCGACGGCGCTGTTGGCGCCGGTCATCACCAGCTGGCCGCCGGGGAACTCCTTGCTGAGCTGGCGATTGCCGCTGTCGCGCGACCGCGCCGGGGCAACGCGCTGCCGGATGGCAGGCGTCTCCTCGACCAGCGGGTCGATGCGCTGGTCGGAGAAGCGCTTGGCCAGTTCCGTGGTGGGCTGCACTGCCAGCATTGGGCCCGGCGCGTGATGGATGACGTAGCCGATCCAATTATTGCCGCACTCGGTACCGCCGACCTGCGCGCCCTTCATGAACACCACGCGCCGCGCCGGATGTGCCGGCGACAGCGCGTCCATCACGTCGCGCAGATAGGGCGTGCGCGACGTTCGCCACGGACCTGGCTCGGCGCTACCGCGGGAGCCGAGCATGCGGTGCTTGTCGGCCCAGTCCGAGACCAGCAGCGCCGGCTCGGGCGCCATGCCGTCGCGCCATGCTTGCAGGATCTCGGCTGCGCCGTCGAAGCCACCAAGCTCGGCGAGAATTTGCTCGCCGGTCATCATGCGACCGCCACCCGAACGTCATTGCGCTCGGCTAAGTGCTGCCGCAGCCGCGCATCCATCAGCGTCTGCAGCCGGTGCGCGTCGACGCCGAGCTCGGCCGCCAGCTCGGCCGCGATACGGGCCGGCCAGGCGAGGATGGCATCGCGCTCCTCCTTGGCGAGCCGGTGCACCAGCATCAGCGCCCGAGCCTTCTCGACCAGCTGGCCGCGACGCTCATCGAGCCGGAGCTTGCGCTCCTGCGCCTTGAGCATCTCGTTAGCGGTGCGCGCATTGTGGAAGCTGCTGCCGCCGGCGGAGGGCGTGGGCAGTGGCTCCGGAATGGGCGATGCAGCGACTGCGGGTCGCGCCGGGACCGGCGATGGCGGCGCGGATACCGGCGCCACCATGGCCGCCGTCTTGCGCGCCGGATCGCTGCTCGCGGCCAGCCGCGCGCGGACCTTCTCGACGTCCCAGCCACCGCCCGGCTCCTGCGCGATGCGGCCCGACTGGGCGGCCTTCTGCAGCGCGGTGTGCGAGATGCCGAGCCGGCGCGCCACCTCGCGCTGCGAGGGCACCAGCGCATCGGAAGCGGCTGCGATCATGATGTGATCGAACCCCTCCGATCTTAGCAATTCGATGAGCGCGAGCTGCGCTTGGCTCGTGCGCGGCACAGCGCGAATGGTCCGTCACACGCAGAGCATCACGCCCTGCACCACGACGGAGACCAGCATGACCGACCGCCAAGCCCGCGCCGCCCGCAACCAGGAAAACAGCCTGGCCGCCTTCCTCGCGAAGAAAGCCGAATTCGACGCCCTCCTCGCGGAACTCACCCAGGCCAGTGCGGACCATTTCGGCGCTGACCCCGAGACGGTGCTTTGGGGTGAAGCGGCCTGGCTTTCGGATGCGACGGCGAAGCTGAAGGACATCGCGGACCAGCATTTCCGCCGGGGCGAATACGAAGCCTGAAGCGGACCACTCCCGCACCGCCCCGACCGGCAGCGCCGGCGGGGCTCCCGGCAGTAGGGGCCGATGACCGGCACCCGCAACCGGAGACCACCACGATGACCAAGCTTTCCGACAGCCAGCGCGTGATCCTCAGCGCCGCCGCGCAGCACGAAATGGGGCTGGCGCGCGCGCCGAAGACCCTGCCGGCCGCGGCCCGCAACGCGGTGTTCCGCAGCCTGATCAAGAACAACCTGCTCACCGAGATCAACGCGCCGCGCGAGCATATCGGGCTCGGCTGGCGGCAGGATGATGACGGCACCTGGATCGTGGCGCGCATCACCGACGAGGGGCTGCGCGCCATGGGCATCGACCCGAACGAGGGCGACGCGGTGGCCGGCGGGCCCGACTGCTCGGGCATCGAGGGCAGCGTGCCCGACACGGCGCCCACGGTGGCGCCCGGCACCACACTGGGGGAAAGCCCTGCGCCGGCCGCCGAGCCCGCCCAGGCCGCGCACCTGACGGAGGAAATCGCCATGCTCGACCAGGCCCTCGCGGCACCCGCCGCCACGCCGCGCGCCAGCCTGCGCGACACCGCGGAGGCGATCCTCGCCGCATGGGACGATCAGGCCGCTCGCTTCGGGACGCACGATGGCGACCTGATCGGCGCCCTGGACGCGCCGATCGCGGCCCTGCGCATCCTGCTCGCCGGGAAGCCCGCCCGCGTCGCCCGCGAGCCGGGCGCGCCGCGCAAGCCGCGCGAGGGCACGAAGCAGGAGCAAGTGCTGGCCATGCTCCGCCGGCCCGAGGGCGCCACCGTCGCGCAGATCGCCGAGGCGACGGGCTGGGCGCAGCACACTGTGAGGGGCTTCTTCGCCGGCCTAAAGAAG